GGCTTCATCGAGTTCGCGTCGATGTTCTTCGTCCACTTGTCCTCGAGGCCGATGTAGCCGTAGGCGGACTGCACTTTGACTCCATCCTCGAAGCCCTTGGGGCCGCCATCGGCCCGTGACGATGTGGTGAGATAGGTGCGTGGGCTGCCCCCGCCAAACAGGCCGCCCAGCAGGCTGGCAATGGCAACTGCACCTCCTATATAGGGGATCGCTGCGCCCGCCATTTGCGAAATCCCCGCCATGGCGCTGGAAAGCCCCTGCGCCTCGGCCACCATGGTGGCCCCGGCGCTGATAGCCTCGCCTGCGGCGCCGTTCATGGCGGCGCTGAATCCCGCATTGAAGGCTGCGCTGCCCACGGTGAATTGCGCCAGGCTGGCCACATTGCCCGCCGTACCCAGCATGCTCACACCCGTCGCGCCCTGGATCGCAGAGTTGACCGTCCCGGTCACGGCCTGCGCCACCGGGTTGACAATGGCCTGCACCACGGGGCGCAGCACCAGCGACTGAAACATGTTGACCACGGTGTCGCGCAGGTTGCGGGCAAAGTCCTTGCCACTCTCGAATCCGCGCATCAGGGCGTCAGTGAGGGATTGGTTGATCTGATCGGTTGTTTTCTTCCACTCGCCCTCCGCCTGCTTTGCGGCGTCCACAGCGGCGTTCTTCACGCCCTTTGCGCCCAGCAGGGCGTTGCGCTCCTTGAGGGCGGCGATCTCGGCGGCCAGCGCGATCTCGACGCGGGTTTGCGGCCAGCGTGGCCTCTTTCGTCAGGATGATGACGTCATTGCGCTGCTGCAAAACCAATGTCTGCTGTTCAGTGCTCAGGCCGATCAACTCGATTTCATCGCGCAGCGCGTCGTTCTGCGATTGCAGACTGTCGGCTGCGCGCTCCATGGATTGAATGGTTTTGATGCGCTCGGCGGCGGCTTCGGCGTAGGCTTTGGAGAGGGCTTTGTTCGCCTCGGTTTCTTCCTTTGCCAGTTTGACGGCAAAGGGCTGTTTCTGGATGAGCCGCTCCACGGCCTGGATGTATTGCTCTTCGCTGACGGTGCCTGCTGCGCGATCTTTCTGGTACTGGGCCAGTTCTTTGTAATAGGTGCTGGATACGCCCGCCAGCTCGGCAAAGATGCGCGATTGGTCGGTGAGTTCTTTGTTTTCCTTGCGCGTTGTGGTGCCGCGCTGCTCTTTGGCTGCGGTGATGCCGGTGACGGTTTTGAGGTAGTCCTTTTCCAACTGGGCGCGAGCCGCTTCGCTCAGGTTGCCTGCGGCCAGTGCGGTGGTGTATTGCTGGGTGGCCTGGGCGACGGCCTTGCGCTGTTTTTCCAGGTCGGTGTCAAACTGGGACGCCTGCTTGCTCAGGTTGATGGCGGCCTGGGTGGATTGGTTGTTTGCGCGCTGCTGCTCGTCGGCTTTGCGCTGGGTTTCCATCAGCTCCTTCAGCCCGGCAATCTGGCTGCGCAAGCCATTCACGCCGCCCGCCTCTGCAACACGCGCCACCTGTTCTGTGGTGCGCTTGCCAGGAAGGGTGCTCTCGTAATCGGCCAGCAGCTTTTGCGCGGCCTCCAGCCTGCCGCCGATGGTTTGCGCTCGGCCTACGTTCAGCATGGAATCCCACGCTTCGGCGGCTGCGCCCTTGACGCCCATCCAGCCGCGCTCCAGCAGCCCGAGGTTGTCTTTCAGCTTGGGTATGCGCTGCTCCAGCATGGATGCATAGGCATCCTGCGCCACGCGCGCTGCGTCCGTGCTGCGCCCTTCTTCGTCCAGGGCTTTGATCTGGTTGTAGATGTCAGCAGTGAGGAAGTTGGTGGACTTGTTGAGCTTTTCTACGGCGGCCAACGGGTCGCCTGCCAGTTGAGAAAACGCCTTTGCCACTTCGTCCGCCGCACCCCCGCCCGCGCGCCCAAACTCAATCGCCACCTGCGCATAGCGCTGCAGCTTGTCGGCGGCCACATCGCCCGATGCAGCAATGCTGTTGAGCACTTCAGCGGCTTTGGATTGGGTGATGCCGTTGCTTGTGGCATCAATGGCGCGTGCCATGTCGGCAAGGCTGCTGGCCGATGTGCCTGCGGCGTTTCCGGTGAGGATCAGCGTCTTGTTGAATGCTTCTGATTCTTTGCTGCCCTGGTTGTAGGCCACAGCAATGCCGGCCACAGCGGCGGCGGCGATGGTAAACGGGTTCACCAGCCCCAGCACATAGCCACCCAGCGCACGGGCCGCGTTACCTGCACCACCGAACATGTCTTTCAGTTGCCCGCCCTGTTGCAAGAACACTTGCATGGCCGATTGCCCGCCTTGCAGGCTGACAACAATGTCAGTGAACTGCATGGGAACTTGGCGCAGCGCGGCAGCTGTCTGCTTTGCAGACATGCCCATTGCATTAAGGCCAGTCGTTGCATCGCGCTGGGCGGCTTCGGCTTGTTTGAGTTGGGCGAGGTAGGGGGCGAGTGCTGCTGTATCGGCCCCCTTGACGTTCGCCATCTTCTCGAAATAGGCCGCATTGCGTGCACTGCCAGCCTCAAGTTCAGCATTCAGGCGCTGAACCTGCCGGATCATGGACGCTGTAACCCCGTCAAGTTTCTGTGCTGCTGGTGCGGCCTTGTCGCCAATCCCGCCCACTGCTCCCGCCGCCTTAGCCGCTGCCTGCTCAACCCCTGCGGCCATGCTTTGCGAGCTGGCCTTGATCTTGTCGAAAACGGGCGAGGCTTCATCCTGCGCGCCAATAATCAGATTCGCGTGCGGATTGGTTCTTTCAGCCATGTCTTGCCCATTGAAAAACCGCCCGTAGGCGGCTTAGGTTTCGGCCCGGTTTTCGGCCATCTGTTCAAGCGCGGCGCTCTCCAAAACTTGCACGTCTTGGAACAGCTCCATCCACTCATTTTGGGTGTCTGTCTCTCGGTCTAGAAGCGGGTAGATTGCCTCATACCGCAAGCCCGTAGGCCCGCCCATTGACACATTCCACTGCGTTTGCACGCGGGAAAACAAGACAAAAACGCGCCAGTTCTCCGGCCAGACTTCAATGCACTGGTCTTGCTGGCGCGCTGCCAGCGCAGCGAGAAAAGCATTTGCCGGTGCCGCCTCTTCTTTTGCGTAGAGCGCGGCCCCGGCCTGTCTTAGTTTCCCAGTCGCCCCTCCACGCAGGCGGTGCGGTAGGTTTCCATGATGGCCGCTGCGGCAGCGGGCAGCTCGTCTGCAAGTTGTTGCACGTTGGGCTTGTTCAGGTCTTCATCGAGGTTCCAGCTTTCCAGAACGTCGAGGATGTATTCGGCGTTTTGGCCTGCCGTCTTTTCCATCAGTTCGGCCATGCTGAACTTGTCGCCTTCGGGCTTGTCTTTCGCGCCTGCGGCTTCAATGAGCTTGTCGATGAATACGCCAAATTCAGAGCGGGTGCGGTACTTGAACATGCACTCGATAGAGCCTTTGCCGCCTTCCAGCATGTCGAATGTGACGATGCGCTTGAAGTTCTTGGGGCGGTTGCCAAGTTTGATTTTTGCCATGATGGTTCTTTCGCAGGGTTTGCAGAAATGCCCGTGCCCAGCCCCGCCGCCCTGCGAAGGACGAACGGAGCCGGGCCGGTGCCTGGGTGGCTTGCGCCGGGAAAAGAAAAGCCCCGCCGAAGTGATCCGGTGGGGCTTTGTGGTATTAGTAGCTGATGCTACGCCCGATGACGGTCAGGGCGGCCTGGACCGTATTCACCTGATTGCTGTTCAGGGCAGGCATTTCGGACACGGACAGATAGCCGTAGCCGTAGGTCACAGCGCCGCCGCTGATGACCTGCTTGAACGCCACCTTGGACAGGTTGCGCGAGATGCCCAACATGGTCTTGTAGTTGGCATTGGCGGCATCGTGGGCCAGCGACATGGTGATCGAGGTGGCGTTGAAGCCGGTAGGGATGCGCAGCGAGTTGCGCTTGGCCAGCAGTTGCACGTCGGTGAATCGCGCATCGCCGCCCGAACCGGAGATCGTCAGAACCTGCGGGATGGTCGTCCAGCCGGTGATCTTTTGCGCCGTGCCAGCACCGGTGCCGACTGGGAAAAATCCGGTATTGGTGGTGTCCAGGCCGTCGATGCTGAACGTATCAGCGGTCAAGACGGTGATTTTGTAAACGCTGTCCGTCGCGTCTTCGTAGCCGGACGTCAGCAGGATTTCGTCGCCGGTGGCGTAGCCGTGGGCAACGCTGGTGGCAACTGCCGGATTGGCGTTGGACAGTGCGGTGATGGTCTTCGCGGCAGCGAAGGTTTGGGAGAAAGTTTGTGCTGAACCTTCAGGAAAATATAAAGCCATGGCTTGGCCCTTTCTTGGTCAATGGACGAAAAAAAACCGCATTGCTGCGGCTGGAAACGCCCACGCGGGGCAATGAAAAAGCCCCGCCGAATTGCTCCGGTGGGGCTTTGCTTGGGTGGCTTTTCAGCCCTGAATCAGTGCGGTGTCAGGCTCTTGCGCCCCACACCTTGAATGTCTGTAATGCGCCTTTGAGTTCACCAGGTGATTGCCCCTCGTCGCCTTCGATGTAGGCGTCTGATGGCTCTTCTATTGGCGATGCAACAAACCCAACACCAGGCGCGATGGCGCACAGTTCGGCTTCCACGGCGCGCAACAGGTCAAACGCGGCCTTTTTGCTGTCAGCCCATGCGTTCACCTGAATGAATGCGTTGCGCTTGTCTGGCGCGCTGTTGTCCAGGAACCGAAAGGCCGTGCCGCCGATGTGCTGCCAGGTCAGGTAGGGCCGAGCCGTGCCGTATGGCGCCGTAGGTGACAGCACGCGGGGGCAGTGCAGGCGCATCCGTGCGAGTAGTTCTTCTTCCAGTGCCATTTACGCCCCGCCGTAGTAAAGGCCATCAAGGCGCTTTTGCAGCTCCGCCTTCATGGCGTCGATTGCTTCGCCTTCAGCCGCGGCCGCCCGCCGGATGAATGCGCGGCCCGGGTGTTGGATTGGCTCTGGCAATGGCGACTTCTTGAGCGTGTACCACTTGCCGTTTCTGCCCATGTAAACCTTGTAGCGCTGAATCCAGCCGTGCTCCAAAAGTCGGCCATGCGGGGCCTTGGTGACGTTCCACGAGATTCGGTACAGCGCAGATTTGCCTTCTTGCGAGGACTCTTTCATGTACGCCTGATAGATGGCGCTTTGCAGGTTTCCCGTCTTGGCGCCCATGCCTGCGACGTTAAGTTTCACGCGGTCATAGAGCACCTGTGCACCAGCCTGTGCTACGGGCCGGATGGCGTCGCGCACTGCTTCGCCCATCTTGTCCATGAGAGCCGCGATGCCGTCTATTTCCGAGGCATCACAGAAAAACGCTTCAGAGGACGGGCCGGTCAGTTGCGGCCTGCGCCTGCGTGATCCGCTGCGCCCGTTTGCCATTACTGCACCACCTTAGCCACCAGATCCACAAACTCACGCCGCGCCAAATCAGGCATTACCGCCTCGATCTGGTACACCGCCAGTCCAATCAGCACGCGCATTCCTGCCGTGATGTCACTGCGAAATCGGATGCGGATGCTGGCGCGCACGGTTGAAACCTCCACGTCTGCTTTGATGGCTTCGCTGCCCGATATGTGCTTGACGTTCGCCCACACCGTCGCGTGCGTCTCCCAGCCTTCTGGCAATGGTTCGCCCCAGTCGTTGGTGCCGCCTGTGCGGCGCTGGATTACGCAGCGGGTGTTGAGGCGTCCGGCTTGCATCATGCGTACACCTTGTACGGGGCTAGCAGCCATTCAGCACCGTTTGGGAGCTGAGCTACGGACACGCCTACAACTACATCTTCCCGTTGGCATACAGACTTCCAACAATCAGCAGCACTGCCGCCTTGATGGCCTCATTCACTACCATGCCGTCCATGGCCTGCCGGTAGGCCACCTGGGCGCGCAAAAGGTCATTGCCTGCCGTCTGGATGGCTGCGGCCTGCTCTG